CAGGTTGCTTCTTATCACTTACGGCACCATCAGATGCACCAAAGTCAACAGTCTTTGCCTTGAACTGACGAACACCAGCACCAGATCCAACTGCTTGATAGTTGACTTGATTACCAGTATCTTTTTCGAAAGATTGGAACCATGCAGTATAAAGTGATGCAGGGAAAGAAGCACCAGCACCATTCAGTGTGAACTTTTCTTCTGCTTTATCACCACCAAACCACCAAAAAGCGTTAGCAGCAGGAACAGCAGTAACGGCAGCAGCAGTCAGGGCTGCTGCGATGAGGAGAGATTTTTTCATTTATCTAATATCAGAACTTGTACTTGGTTCCAACTTCAACTTTCCAATCACGAGTGCTGTCTTCCTCAAAGAAGTTTTCAAACTTACCATATGCACCAAAATTATCAGTAATCTTTACTTTAGAACCAACTTCAACAACGGTGAAGGTTTCACTATCACCATCATCAGGACTCTTAAAACCTGCACCACCCTCGATGTAAGGACTGAATACTCCTGTCTTCCACTCATAACCAATACGTGCTTGGTTCTTTGCTCCCTTATAGTCTTCGTCAGTTCCTTTGAACTCAGATTTAGTCTCTACATAAGGACCTGCAAGAGCAGGTGTCGCCAGTGCAGATAATGCCAGTGCGGCAAGTGCGATTGCTTTCATTTTTTAATTCCTTTTTTGTAATGTTTTGTGGTTGTCCTTTTAAGACCTTATTACTATAACACAGAAGTCAAATCCTGTATTTAAGATCAAGTTAAATTGATTTAATAGAACAAACCTTCGTATATAGAGGTGTTTAATTTTATTTTAACCTTAATTTCTTGACAACAAAACAAACACCCAGTAGAATGGGCTTGTCCCGGAAGATAAGGATACTTTAAGTTCTTTAGAGACGAAACTCGTTGATATAATCTAAGACCTTATTCAAGTATTCATCAGCAAGATATTTGTTTTCTGTTAATCCCTTTTGTTCTTTAAGTTCATCTTTTAATTTATAAACCTTTGACAAGATTTCATATCTTGTAAGTTGTCCTCTTGGCATAATATCACTTTGGTAAATTTTGATCTAAGAACCTGGTTCTTTTCTCCCAAGTATCTTTCTCTCCATATATATGACCCTTCTTATGCTCTGGATTTATACACTCAGGAGACTCAACCAAACCACATACGAGGTTAGATAAGGTTTTATTATCTCCAGTGCAACCAGTCCTCCAGATATGCTGTCCATTTAACCACACTGCTCCACATTTAGGACACTCTTTTCTTTCCATATTTAATTCGGACAATTGTTTATCCAATTTTAACTTAAATAGATTTAAATATTTACAATTTTAATATTTTCGTAACATTCGTTTAAAAAATGTTAAGAGACTAAATATTGGTGTTATAAACTAAAAGGATATGAAAAAAGTTTTCATTGCCTTTGGTATGTTATTGATGACTGCCGGTACAGCAAAGGCAGATCTTACTTCAAGATTATCTACTAGTGTTCAGTTGACTGTAGATAGTCCTTCAGTTACTACTGAGAGAATTGGTAGTAGCTATTCAGTTACAGGAAATAATATTACAGCAAGTACAACTGGTGGTCTTGCAGCCTTTAGTAGTGGTTCTGCTCCAGGTTATACTCCTACTTCATATTCACTCACAACTGATGGTAATGCATACTCCTTTGTAGAAGGTTATATCGAAGGTGATACTATTACTTCAGCACAATCTACTCTGAGTAGTGGTCAATTCACTGCACCAGTTCTTCAGGGACAGTCAACCACATTCACTGGTGGTACTGCAGGAAATCTTGCAGGTACTATCAATAGTTCCGGTGCAGTTACTTTAACTGCAGGTGGTGCTGGTACTTCAGCAACAGGTCAGTTCGTATCTGAAATTACCATAGACTAATGAATAGATTTCAAGAAGCAATTGGACTTGGATTGATTCTTGGTGTAATTCATGGGATGACACAGCCGGTACATAGTGTGCCGGTCGTGCCTAACTTTACCCAAGGCTCACTGACAAGTCGCACAGAGACTACATCAAATGTAAGCGAGACTATTAATTCAGTGGATTTCAACACTGGATATCAATATTCAGCAACAGGTTCTGGAATTACAGTTGATGGTGACTTATCTCCAGGAACTGGAGAGACTCAAGTGACTATCAATGGGGTGACATCTACTTGGACTGGTGTGACTTCTAAACCCTCATTTTCTCAAACAACTCCAGGTGGTGCATTTCAGTTTACTGAAACTTATTTTGGACCTGGACTGAGTAATCAGACAATTATTCAAAGAAATACAGAAATTAAATCTGTAACAGATTCAGTATCAATCTTCACCCAGTGATAAGTATGAAAAAATTATTCTTCATTCCATTACTTTTAAGTGCGTTTACTCCTTCAACATCTTTAGCTCAGGAAATTGGTGGTGTGAGTGCTACCGCTTCTCCTGTAGCTAACTCAAGTGGAAGTGTTACAAATCAAGCTATCCAAGTACTTCAAGGACCATATATTACAAACACATATGGTGGAGGGATACAATGTCAGGGTCCCACTCTCAACGTTACACCATTTATAACTGGTTCTGTATCTGCACAAAAACCATTTGAACCATTTTTTGATGATCCTGTTTATGATGTAACTGACAATTTTGGTGCATTCGATGAGGATGGAAGACCAATTGGTGATGGTATCCTAGACAATCCAGGAGACGTAATTTTCTTTAAGAGAACTAGAACCGGTCAAAAGGATAATTACAACCTCTCTCTGGGGGTCTCAGCCACCTTATCAAGACCAACTGATAGAAAGTTGCAAGAACAATGTAAAGAAGCTGCTGCAACTCAAATCGCCTTTCAACAACAAGTTACTGCAAACAAAAGATTAGACTTTGAGATCGCCAGACTTAAGAACTGTGGAGAGCTCAAGAAACAGGGCATTTATTTCCACCCCAAGTCTCCATATTATAAAGTGTGTGCGGATGTGGTTGTTACTAATCCTGGTGGTGTCATTCCCCCTCATAGTCATTCTATCCCTTCCCCTTCAAAGTACGAACAGCGTGAGAGTAACTCCGCTGCTGATCTCGGCGTTCCTTTACAGATAAGATCTCGGACTCCTTCCCCCTAACTTTATTGATTTTCATAATTAATTTCTTCACCGTTGGTTTGACTACTTTAAGTAGTATGTCAGCTAACGGTTTTGCCATGATTGCAGATGATGTAGCGACTACTGCAATTCCACTTGTCGTCATGACTTGACCACCGGAAGGTAAACCAGCAACGATTTGATTTGGTAATGGAACATCTTCAGTTATCTGTATACACTCTTGTCCTATGAGTTGATACTGGATAACTTTTTTTCTGAATCCCTCAACAAAAGTTCCTATAGGTTCTTTCGCTTCTTGTGATGGTGTGGGACAAGAAGCTTGAATTGGTACTGTTGGTGGTTTAACTGGTGGTATCTCTTGAACTATTTTTTCTGGTGATGGTGGTTGTACTGGTTGTAATTTTGCAGGTTGAGTCGGTATTACTTCCCGTGGTTCAAAACGAATAGGATTGAAACTAGGAACACCAGAATCGCAAAGCGTAAGTACTCCTCTTTTGTCATCTTCAGGTAAACTCTTATTGTTCGATTCGTAGGCTTCAACACAACCTGGTAAATCAACTACAGGAACACCTAGATTTAATGTAACAGGAGGTGCGAAAGGAATTGAAATTGATGGATTATTAAAATTGTATCTAGGGATATCAACCGATCTTATTCCTATCTTAGGGATATCAATCATCTTTAAAAAGATTTGCTACAGCTGTAAGTGCAGAATGAATTGCAACATATAAAAAGAAAGTATTTTCATTATCCTTTCTTTTTTTCTTTTTTGATGTGACAGTCATAATTTTTATCAGAAATAGTGTATTATTTACCAATTCTCATAAAATTCTCATAAACCTTTGAAATTTGGTGTTGATGGTAACACATCACCAGTATTTTTTGGTAACTCTGGTAACGAAGAATCGATTAAAGTTGGTAATAATTCTTTAACTGAATCAGAGACTCCATTGATTAATTGAGTCTTTGTATTGTTGATAATATTTTCTCTCTGAACAAAAATGCTTGTACCACCTACAACGACTGCAAGTGATACAAGACCTGATAATAATGCTACGACGTTAATAATCTTTTGCATTTTTTGTTGTATATCTTATCTATCTATTATTCTGAAAAAATAGAAAGAAAGAAAAGAAATACACCCCATAAACAAACCATAAGTGTAAACAATATCTCACCTGACATAATTAATCTTTTTTCATATTAATTGTCGATTGAACGGGTGGTTCTTCTTCCTTCTTCTTTTGTGGTGCGGCTCCTCCAGCCTTTGCTGGAGACAAACCAAATGCTGCTAGTGAACCAGAGAATACAGAGGCTATAAATGTTGGGTCAAAGTCTAAAATCTTTTGACCATTAGGAAGCCTAACATAACTGAATGTGAGAAGAGAAGCAGACCAAATAAGCACAACAACTTTCACTAAATTACCAAGTACCTCATTATTATCTTCATCATGTACTTTTTCTTCTACCTTTGCCTTTGATTTTCCAAACATCGGTAAAAATCTATTTTTAAATATTTAGAAAAAAAGGAAGGTTTTATACACCTTCCATAACAGGACTTAATAATCCATCATCAGGTCCATTATCATCATGATCCTCATCTTTTAATAATGATACCACAACACCGACTAATACAAGTCCTGAAAAAATTTGCAAGATTAATTCAGTGGTCATCACCAGATGCCTGGAATGATTTGACCTGTCATTGCATATGCACCCATTGCTGCAATGATACCGAGCATTGCTGCCCAACCATTAATACGTTCTGCGTTTTCGTTCATTGTTTTTCTCCTATTTTTTGTAAATTAAAGATTCTCTTCTTGTTCAGTTAGAATTACACAATCACTTGTGGGGTATGCAACACATGTGAGTACGTAACCCTCTTCAATTTGTTCATCATCAAGAAACGACTGTTCACTTTGATCAACTGTTCCCTCAATAACTTTACCAGCACATGTTGAACAAGCACCAGCTTTACAGGAATAAGGAAGGTCCACTCCACCATCTTCTGCTGCTTCTAGGATATATTGGTCATCTTCACATGGGAAGGACAATACCAAATCGTTATGTGTTTTAATCGCGATGTTATAAGTTGCCATTAGAAAGTTTCTGAAAGTTGTTCTACGGAATACGCCAGTAATAAAAACATGACGATACTAGTTATTGTAAATATGTTTCTACCATTGTCAATATGTTTTAGATTCCAAACAAACCAAAGAAGAAAAGACTACCTGTTGTTGCATAAGATAAAATTGCTGCGATGAATCCCAACATGGCTGTACGACCATTCAACTTCTCTGCTCTTTCAGCATAAGTTTCATATCCATAACGTTCGGCATCAGTTTGAGAGATATACATTTGTGGTTCTCGTGCAAACATGTTTTGGCGGCCGCCATCTTCAGTAGTAACTGTCACTTGATCTCCTTTGTGAAGTATTGTTACAGTATATATAATTTCTTTAGATTTGTCAAGGGCTAAAAAAAGGGAGTCGTTTTGACTCCCTCACAAATATCAAGTTGAAACTCAGAAGGCCCAGGTTGCACCAAGCTTGGTACCATAACCACGATCGATGTCCTCTTCACCAGAACCGACGAAAGAAACTTCACCATAGAGGGAGAGTTGTTCGGTAGCGGAGAAGGAAGCACCTGCTTTACCAGCGAAAACAGTCTTACTTTCAGAACCGTCAGGAGCGACGATCGCAGGACCACCTTGAACGTAGTAAGAAACTGCACCAGCATCACCAGCATAACCGACAGCGAACTCAGTCAGAGTTCCATCATAATCGGATCCAGTGAAAGCAGAGTTTGCTTCTACATTAACATAAGGACCTGCAAAAGCAGCACCAGCGGACATGGACAGAGCAGCAGTTGCTGCGAATACAGATTTAATCATTTGAATTACCTTTATTTACTTGCGGATTCTCACCGCAGATGAATGAGACTCGACTTGTCTCTATGTTACCAATTGTTACTTTTATTACTGAAAGACAAAAGGTAATTTATTTATAATATGTTGACGATGATTTTTCAAAATTATCCTGATGAACCAGATACTCTACCTAAGTAAGGGTCAAAGTCCATCAAATTTTCAATAGTCATTTGAGCTCCAGTATTAGACCAGAAATTTAATTGTGCAGAATGATTTGTCTTGTGATATACCTCTACATGATCTTGATGAATACTGGATTCAAATTGAATTTTATATAACAATAAAGGAATAGCATAAGTATTACCTGAGTTATAAACAAGATCATCTGCAACAGGTCTTGGTCTCACATCATTATCGAGTTTGTATTTTTCACCTCTGCAATGAAGTCTGATAAGTTTTTCTGCATGATGTCTTGTGATGATATAACACGCAGTTGAGAAGTCATTTACAAATCTTTTATGAATTCTAACATGCACATCTCCCGTACAAATAATTGAAAGTTGAACAACATCCCAATCGTATGGAATCCTACTAAAGAAATCCTTCCAAGTAAAATTCCAGAATCTAACAAGATCAAGATCACAATCATCTTCCATCATGATTGCGTATGGTTCACCACTCTCATAGAATTGTTTGATAGCCTTGAGGTGAGAGGTAGTACAGCCAATCTCACCCGGTGAACACATGTCAGGGTATCTTCCCTTTAGAATGTGTCCTAGATCGTCTTCACGACCGTCATAAGCAGACACACGAGTGTAGTTATCAATCTCCCAGTACTTAAACTGGTTCTCCATGTATTCCCATCTATCTGGTTGTCCATCAAGATTGATACAATAGATCTTAGGAAGACCTTTAAGTTTGTGTACGGCTTTATTTCTATCCATCAGACCACCTTCCAATTTTCACAGTACAAGTCTTTAGTATTTTTATTAGAATAATCGGGACCAAACCACATTTTAGGTGCAATAACTGTTCCCCTATTATTTTGTAACCAAGCACCCCACCAGGAAAGAGATGAGTTTGCAATAATAGCACCAGAGCAAAGACTCATCAAACAAAGATCAACGTATGGTGTATAAGAACCATCAGGATACTTATCCTCTGGTTCAGAGATAAAGAATCTATCTGAACCGAAGAACTCTTGTTCTTGTACCCATTCTGGAGAGTCTGAGCAGACAATTACTGGTTGATTTTCTGGGAAATATTCAAGAGCCTTTTTGTAATACTCAATTGGTTGTGGGGGATGTTGAGATGAACACTGTGTATAGGACCATTTGAATCCTCTCGAATCAACTAGATTTGGATCACCTCTTCTGACATGTAAAAACAAGGGACTATCAATAGAATCCATCATCTCTTTACAAGGATTTAAAATCTCATCATGAAATGTAAAATCATAAAGAATTTCATTTTTGATATGATGAAAGTATTTTTCAGTTTGAAAAAACCCATGCAATGAAACATCATTTGGACAAAGTGAAAACAATTCCTCATCAAAATGAAATTGTTTTTCTGTAACGATTGGGGCATGTCCCATATCAATAAAACTTTCATTGGTAGATTTCACACTACCCATGACAAAACAATTTGCAAGACTATAGTTATCAATTCTATGAGAGTCGAAAGGTGGAATACACCATTCATATCCTTTTACTTTTGCGATTCCCCTAAGAGATGCATATTGAAACATTTGATTACCCAAACGTCCCAAATTTCCTAACTGATTAAATCCTAACATATTTCATCCTCTCATTCAAATAGTTCTGACTGTTCATATATTTTATCACAGTATTTCTATCTTGTCTTCTAATCCACTGCCAAAGGTTATGATTATCCATAAACTTTGGATTATTATAATGTGAATTATGTGTTCGACTATGTTCAAAATGCCAGATCCAATCATTGATTCTTCCAACACGGAAACCTAATGAATTAAATCTGAAATAAAATTCACAATCTTCTGCGCCCCAAGAAAGAAAGTTTTCATTCCATAATCCACCTTTTAGAACCGCATCTTTACTATAAAACTGAGTCCAACCAATTGTAGATGATTGTATACTACATCTTGGTTGAATGACGTTCATATCAAATCCACTTGATAAAAACTTATTAAAAACTTCCATAGGATAATCGACTTGATATTGCCATACTCCGCACCCATATGGATAGATGACATCAAATTTGTTTTCTTTGATTAGTTTATATGAATTTTGATGACTGGATATAGGATATACAACATCAACATCATGACTACAGATCACACTCGTATCTGCATGCATGATAAGATCGTTTAATATTCTTGTCTTATGAAAAAGAGTATCACTATTCTCTTCAAAGATATATTCAAGATTTTGAGTACTGACAATTTTTTTAATTTCTGGAAGTGCTCTGAATTTAAAATTTGCTCTTCCACTTACTTCCTTTACAATTACTTTTGCTTCAGGAAAGTTTTTCAGAAGATAAGAAACTGAAGTGATGATATTTTTAAGACGGTCTTCAGACTCAATTCTTGTTGGAATGACATAGGTTAAATCGTTCATAATTCAATCCAACCCTCAGGAATTAAATTGCTCATATCGTAGTGTGCAAACTGTTTACCAAACCATTTCTTAGGAGCAATAATCTTTTTGTCTTCATTATTCATCAACCAGGCGCCCCACCAAGAGAATGATGAGTTAGCAATAATTGCATCAGTACAAAGTGACATTAAACAAAGGTCAGTCCAAGGAACTCTTTGACCATCAGAAAACTCATCGGTTGTTTCGGAAAGTATAAATCTATCTGGTTTGAAAAAATCCTGTTCTTTACACCATTCAATAACATCAGAGAATACAATGACAGGAATATCTTCAGGAAATTCTGCAAGTGCCTTTTCATAGTAATTCCAAGTCTGCAATGGATGTGCATCTTGAAGATTGACATATGCCCATTGAAGTTTTGGATCACCTCTTCTAATGTGTAGAAATATTTTACGACCTTCACCAAGACTATCAATCATTTCTTTACAAGGTTTGTAAATTTCATCTACAAACTCGAAGTCTTCTCTAATTTCCTTCTCAATATTTTTAAAATACTTTTCGGATTGGAAATATCCATCAAGATTTACATTATCTGGACATTCATTGAAGAGTTGTTCATTAAAATGAAATTCTTTCCATACCGCCCATCTTTGAGTTGGTGAGATTCCTTGATGTTCTTTTGTTGCATGAACCATTTTAAACGTGTCAAACATGCAATAATTATTCTCCTCACCAAAGTCTCCTATTCCACCAGCTTCAGGGGGTGGAATAATCCAATCTAATCCTCGATTAGATGCAATACCTCTCAATGCTGCATACTGGAACATTTGATTTCCAAGTCTACCAGATTTTCCAAGTTTATTAAAAGACAACATCAAATTTTCTCCCAAGATTCTGGAATCAGATCATTCATATTATAATGAGAATATGCTTTGCCAAACCATAAATTAGGTGTAACAATTTTTCCTGTACCATCTTGTAACCAGGCACCCCACCAACTCATACTACTATTTGCAATTATAGCCCCTTTACACATAGACATCAAACATAAATCCCAATAAGGTATCAATGATTGTTGGATAGATCCATCGCCAAGTTTAATTTTATTTGAATACTTTACATGATTTTCTGAAATAAGAAATCTGTCACTTTCAAATAGTTTTTGATCTGAAACCCAATCAAGAGCATCGGAAAAAATTAAAACAGGAATATCATCATCAAATTTACTTAATGCTGTCTCATAATACTCAATCGGTAATACTGGATGATGATCTGGAGTTGCTACATAATCACCCCTACGAATGTGGATGAATATTGCTTCACCAATCTGATCCATTATCTCATTACAATCAGATACAATATTATCATTGAAAGTAAAATCTTCTCTTATTTCCTTTTCAATATTTTTAAAATATTTTTCTGTTTGAAAATATAAATTTATATTAACATTGTCGGGACAATTATTATAAAGGTCTTCATCAAAATGAAATAACCCATTGTCTATTGTTCTCCAATTATAATTACCGTATCCTTTATTATCTTCGGATACATTTTTCATTTTGAAACATTCAAATAGCCCATAATTACAGGTTGATTCTGAATCTTCATTGGGAATTACCCAATCAAAGTTTCTATTTGATGCGAGTCCCCTTAACCCAGCATACTGAAACATTTGATTTCCCAAACGTCCATTAGATCCTAAACGATTATAAGATATTGTCATAATTTTTTCTCATCTCATTAAATACGGAGTGAATACCATCTTGGATATTTGTTTTTGGTAACCACCAACCACAAATGTATGTGTCTGCTTGGTTTCTCTTGTCAAGTTGTACAGAATCTTTTGCAACACCTGGATTGATTTTTACCTGTCTGCCGATTTTATTAAAACAACCAGTAATGATATTGGCAATTTCTTTAATAGTGGTAGAAGTAAATGAAGTGATGTGTAAAGGATCTTCAGGTTTGAAATCTGTATAAGATTCCATCACTGTTTCTAAGGCCTCACAGCAGTCTTCAGCATACAAGAACTGACGTTCCTCTGTACCATCTGTCATCATATCAAATTCACCCTCTTCAAATCCCTTTTTGATGAAGTCTGTGATGACATGAGCCTTTGCCATATCATTCTCAATACCATAAACATTCCAGAACTTAACAGTCAAGCCTTTAAGGGCCATTGTATAAAGTTCTCCCATTTTCTTCGCAGCACCATAAGGAGAATAAGACATATTACTCATCTGAGATGATGCAAAAACAAATCTTTTGTTATGCTTTTCAAGCAAACCAAAAACGTTTGCCATCATACGAGTATTGTTATCGATAAACTTAAAAGTGTGTTGATATTTTTTAAGGTATCTAGATCCACCAACATCAAACGCTAGAAAGTATACAAAATCAGAATCTGCAATTCTTTCCTCCAATAATGGATTTGGAATTAATGTAAGATCTTCATGGGGGTTATTATTTTTATCAAACTCATATACATAATGACCTTTTTTACGTAAATATTCAGTCAAGTATGCACCAATTTGTCCACTTGATCCAAGAACGGTGATTTTCATTAGTCTCCTTTAATCAATCGAATACTATCTTCGTCAAAGTGTTGAGTAGAAAACTCGAACACTGTGGTGTCTTCTATTGCTTCCATACGATGTCTCATACCAGTGGGAACATGAAACTTGTCTCCCGCTTTCAAAACCTTAAGATATGCCATTTCATAGTCATCAGACATACCCCAGTATACATAAAGATTTCCAGTATGTACATAGAAGACTTCATCTTTATTTTCATGGTAATGCCAGGAACACATTTTTCCCTTACAAAAAAATAAAATTTTACCACAATAAAGCGGACCATTTGTGATCCACTTTTCATATCCCCAACCTTTAGGGACAAATTTTATCTGGTCGTTTTGTGAAGAATTCATTGTCACTAATTCCTTTATCATCGATGTAATAATCACCTGAGGGTTTACCAAGATGAAGTTCATGGTACTTACATCCCCAAGACTTCAATTGAGAGTCTGTGAAATCGTAGAATTCTTTCTCCGCTAACTCGCGGGAGTTTTCAAATCTACCCATACCTCTAGCAGTCAAATAGACAACATAGTTGCCATCATCATATAATTTATTTATTTGACTAATTCTATCCCATCTTGGATTTGCATGAGTATATCTTTTATCACCCTTTCCAGGATAACATATTGTTCCGTCAATATCAACTACATATCTCATTTACATCTTCCTCTGTCAATACATAAGTTCCAAAGTGAGAGACTGCTATTGATGCTGCCTTGTTGGCATATGGGATAGCTTCTTCAATCGTACCATGAATAAGATAATAATTTACCAGAGCAGATAAAAATGTATCACCTGCTCCCACAACATCAAAAACTCCCACATTTTTTCCTGGATAGTTTACACCATTATATTCTGCACCTTTAGATCCTTTGGTTATAATTAAATTATTATTTTTACTTACTAAAGATTTTGCTTCTAACTCATTGATCTTAATGAAACAATTTTCTTTAGGAAGATGTACCTTCTTACTATCAACAAAAACCGGACACTTAGAACTTTTAACAATATCAAAAAGGGTTTTCTGATTAAGAAAACCCTTATCATAATCAGATATAACTAAGGCATCATATCCATCATTTGGTATCACATAATCCAAAGACTCTAACGGAGTGAGAATTTTGTCATCATCAACTCTTAAAATTTGATGATTATATCTTTCATCAATGTATCGAGTCTTTACAATATTTTCTTGATTCGTAATAATATAAACATCAATCCCAAATGCCATTAGGTTTTGTCTGACATTCCAAGCCATACCTAACTTAGTTTCTTTTCTATCATACCTAAGGATAGGAACAGGGGCCTCTGGATTTAATCTATCACAAGTTCCATAGACATATTCGTCTACACAACTATCCCCTATCAATAATACTTTGAATTGTTTTTGTTGTGGCATAATCACCTATTCTATCAAAGAATGTAAGTTCATTAGAATATTGAGATCCGATTATAGGTTTATCCTTCCAGTCAGATCCTACAACCATTATATCAGGTTTATAAATTTTTATCATATATTCTAATTCTTTATCAGAAGAAAAGATATCAACCTCATCAACTGACTTTAAGTTTTGAAGAAAGAACTTTCTATCTTCCTGACTATGTATAGGTCTGGTTGGTCCTTTTTTATCTTTGACTCTATCATCAGTATCAATTCCAACCAATAAAAAATCTCCCAAACTTTTTGCATAGTTTAGGAGTTCAAGATGACCACGATGAAGAATATCAAATGTGCCATTAACAAAAATCTTCATTTTTCTCCCATTACCATGAATGAATTATTAAGATCCACTCCAGATACAAATATATTCTTGTAACCACGATCAATCATATAAGCTTTAATGATTTCAGGAGTGAATACATGTTTATGTTTGTAATTGTGCCAGGGTCTCCAATACACTTGACTGAAGTCTGGGAGATACAAGAACAGAGTTCCACCTTCACGAATTTTATCATACCAATAATCCATTGTAGCAATCCAATTAGGAACGTGCTCAAGACAATGACTAGAAAAGATATAATCTGGAGAAACGTTAGGAGGTAGATTGTCCGCATTCCATGGATCATCAAAGTCTATATCAATAGGAATAGCATTGGGAAGAGCCCATTCCTTCTTCATACAACCAATATCATATCCATACCCCTCACAAACATTTTGTGCAAAAGGTATAGCAAATTGAGATGCATTACCTTTAGCTTGAAATTTTGGATAGTAATTTCCTTTGTATTCAATAGTTTCAATCATTCTGCCTCATCAGGTGCTAGTTTTCTCCAAGTGTCTCTATCTACCTCTACCCACTGCCATGGTTTTTTATATAATTTAGATAAACATTGAGGGGTTTTGTAATGTCTTGGGTGAGTTACAAGTTTTGTGTTCGGTAGATCCAATGTCTCAATTACATATAGAATAGAAGTATCTACAGTATGAATCTCCTCTGCGTTCTCAAGTATACTACACCAATCAAAAATTGTAGCTTCATTGTAAATTTTTAGTTCTACAAGTTTGCCTTCATAATTCTCAGGTAATCCTTTCTTCACTCCTTTATGTATTTGATTTAAACCATAGTATTGATTGTATAGAATATATTTGTCACCATCATTTATACCTAAAAATTCTTTCAATTCTTTTTCAGTATTAAGATCACGATCATACTTTAAATAATCAGCCCAATCTTCCCAATCAACCCCAGCAACTCTATATTTTTCAGTCATGATATTTGGATCATGTCGCTCAGTAAGATCTGTCAATTTTATATTAATTGCACCAGAAACATGTCTAGGTGCATCTGGACCTATATGAACATTTTTAGAAACCTTTACTCTCTTTATTCCACTTTCCCAGAAACATGGAGAAACATACCAATAAACTTTTCCTTTCTTAGAAAGTTCTTCCGCAATTTTAATCGTAAAAAGAATATCACCAAGACATCCCTGTTGATCAATACAATATTCCATATCGTTTTATATTAGATAGTTTTTGTAAATAAAATCTTCAGCAACTGGGAGTTTCATTGAACGTTGATAGTTATCCCTTAAAGCATCCATTTTAGAATAATAAAGTTCTTCAGTCAATGTAGAAATATCAAAGTCATCATCCAAGAATATAATACCATCCTCATTAAAATACTCGGTAACTCCTTTACAACCGTAGAAAATAGGGATTGTTCCTGTGGCAAAACAATCAGTAAGTTTTTCTGTAAAGTAAGTATCATAGACTGCATTCTCTACTGCAATTGAGAACATGTAATCTCTCAAACCATCTTCTTTTCTAGGAAGATCTCTGAATCCACGACCATAAAGATCAACTTGATCTCTAAACTTCCTCACAAATTCTAGTCTCTTACGATGACCAGGAACCATAGACTTGTTTGAGGATATCATAGAGACTAGTTTGGTCTTCTCATAGATCTTACGTTCTTCAATCCATGGAGCTGCATTACTCATTACGTATTGAAACTTAGGATACTTTTCACAAAGTTCTTTATCACAACTAAGAATACCATCCACTCTGGAAGCAACAAAGTCGTAGTTTGCAATAATCCAATCATAAACACTTTGTATAATTTGTTTAGATTCTAGTAACCAGATATACTTTGGTATTGAAGAAGTATCCTGAAATACATCTAATGATCTTTGATTTGTATAAAAACTTACTTCACCAGAACCATCATAAACCCATTCTGTAAATTTAGATAAATTTTTATCAGATGATGATGGTAACAATGAATCATTACATACTAAATTAATTTTAAATTTTTCCATAATAATTATCGATAATTTACATGATCATCATAAAATTGAAAATCTTTTTCGGAGAAGAACAGAGCCATATGAGAAACATTACTATTCATCAGTAGCATTCTATCACACTTGGAAAGAATAAAGACCTCAATCATAAGACTCTTTATAACTTCTATCTTTTCTTGCTCACTAATATTCAGTGAGTGAATACCAACGTCAGTATTTTTAAATTGTTCTTTATTGTCAAAGAAAATTACTTTTCCTGGATAGAAGTCATTAAGACTTACATAAGTTTCTTTTTCATCAGATGTAACAAATAAGTAATCATAGTTGTCAATATACTTATCTACGATACTTTTTACATACTCCCGATTTATTTTATTACCCTGTCCACTAGCATGACCATTAGTGAAATGATCTCTTCCTCTTCTATGAATTCCAAGAATTTTTTTACCTTTATATGGTTTTAAAAAATTATCAACTTGATTAATAAAATCTCTCTTTGGTTTTGCATATTTTTTGATAATTTTTCTTTGTGTATTCACAAAATCTATATCTTGAAATTTTTTTCTTTCATCACCACCGTAACCATAAAGAGATTGTCCAAGATCCCAGTCTGTACAAATTTCTAATGAATCTGCTGTTTCTTTATCAATACCAAAAGGTTGTTCAAAAACCACCTCCCAATTATTAATGTTAAGAGAATATGAAGTATTATAAGTTTGAATATACAATTCAATATCTTTATCTAATGCATGATTTATTGCGGTCATACACATAAAGAATATACCACCATACCCTATCGAAGAACCTGGAGATACTATTTTATGATAATTTATTTTTTTCATATATCATCTATTAAATTTTTTCAAAAAAAGAATTTCCCCATGTACCATCACCACTTACACTTGGATTTCCTTTATGAATAAAACCAAATTGTTTAAGATAATTACTCAATTCATCAAAGTAAACCCCATTTTCATAGTCATGAAAAGAAAAAGTAGCTTCTGAATTGATATATTTAACATTTTCTAGAAGTTTTTTTGCTCCCTTAAAAATTAATAACTCTGCTCCTTGAGTATCGATGTTAATGAAATCAATATCAAAATCTAAATTATTTCTTTCAAATAATGTGTCTATAGTGATACTATTTAATTTTATTGTTCCATTATAATAATTCTTTTCATTTGTCTCTGCATCCATTTTTCCAGCTGAACCAGAAATTTTTTTAAAAATAGAGGACATTCCTCTATTATCTTTCCAATAGTAAAGATGAAAATCAGTTTCCTCATCATCTTTATCAGTGATGAGTTCATTAATCATAATACTTTCGAAACAAGGTTCAGTATTATTAATGTTATCAACTAATTCTCTATAAATTTCTGGGTTTGCCTCGATCCAAATTACTTTTTCAAAACCCCAATCTTCATATTCATCAACTTCTTCACCACGATATGCACCAATATGAAGCACATTTTTAATCTGCTTATTTGAAATAAAATTATTTAAATTCATTTTGTTCATCAGTCAATATTAATTTGTTGAGAAATCCATTCGTATGTTTTACGAATACCTTCCTCAAGACTCTGAGAGTAATCCCATCCCAACTTCTCACGAACCAAATCATTATTTGAATTACGACCGCGAACACCAGTTGGAGCATCAAGTTTGTAAAGCTTTCTAACTACCTTACCAGACACCTTTGCAGCAGTCTCTACCAGTTGATTAATAGTCACCATCTCCTCAGAACCAATATTCACTGGTCCCATGAAGTCAGATTGCATCATTCTCCAAGTTGCTTCAATGCATTCGTCAATGAACAGGAAGGAACGAGTCTGTAAACCATCTCCCCACACTTCGATTCCTCCACCGACCTCCGGGAGTCTAGCGACCTTACGGCAGATTGCAGCTGGAGCTTTCTCTCTTCCTCCGTCCCAAGTTCCTTCGGGACCAAAGATGTTATGATAACGAGCAACACGAACAGGGATACCATAATTGCGATTGTATGCGAAGTAGAGTCTCTCACTAAAGAGTTTCTCCCATCCATATTCCGAATCTGGGTCTGCTGGATATGCTGATTCTTCACGGCAATCAGGATTATCGGGATCGAGTTGATTATGTTCTGGATACATACATGCAGATCCAGAATAGAAAATCTTAGTTTTATTTTGTTCAGTGATTTGGTTCCACTTACGTTGTTCTTCTAGAACATTCAAGTTGATGGATACAGAGTTGTGCATGATGTCTGCATCGTTCTCACCCGTGAAAACAAAACCTGCACCGCCCATATCAGCAGCAAACTGATAGATCTCATCAAAAGGCTCAAGAAACTTATCTACAATCTCATTGTAGAAGTTTCCATTCTCTCCAGCATATTTGATACACCGTTTAACAAAACTTACATCACGAAGATCCCCAAGAACAAACTCATTAGCTTGGTGATTAGAAAACTCTGGATACTTTAGATCAACACCACGTACCCAATATCCTTCGGAACGTAGACGTTTGACCATGTGACTACCAATGAATCCACCTGCACCAAGTACAAGCGCAGTCTTCCTATACTCTGTCATAAAATCCATCCATTACACTCTATTTAGTTTAGAACTTCAAAGTTCTATTGTCAAGATAATTTTAAGCATAAAAAAAGAGATCTATAAAAATCTCTTTTCTAGGGTATTCATGCCGCGCCAAGTTATTTTTTTAAGAGTAATAACTAAATCTCTGGGTCTAATGACTCCACCACCCAGTTTAACGAACTAGGAAACACGGGATTGAAGGGGAACCTCCACCGACCAGGGCAAGTTTTATGTCATTCCGTGACTAAAGGATACCCTTAGAAAGTTTTGTAATACTAAGGCCCTTATTTAACTTAAGAACTCTTAAAAGTTCATTGAACTTACTTTCAATACTATCATCAGAAACAGAAGGTGAAGAATTCTTCTCCTCAAGTTGAGCCTTGAGTGAAACAATTTCGGCTTCTAGTGCACTCAATCTCTCATCATTTTTTAACTGGGTGGCACCAGTTGGTTTTGTATGAGATTGTTCTTCTAGTTTTTGAAGCCTTGCTTCAACTTCCTCATCATACTTAGACATATATGCGCCAGATTCAGATGTCTTTCTAGTTGCCATGTATCTAAAAGGTTATCTATTATCTATTTAGATACTCTGTCTTTAACGTAACAGTTTACACTTGCAGGATCTAACCAACAGGTATAATCATAATCTTCCATTGCAGTCATTAACTGCATCTGGTTATCGCATAGGTACATGTCTTTGTATTTGCCAGATATAGAACTCATCTTTTGAATTCTACAGTCTGGAGATCCATTCTCAAGTGTTCCATTCTCAATGTAACGATAAGGAAACCTTTCAAGAATTACTTTCATCAAGCAACCTCAACACTTTCCAAATCTTCAGCAAGACAGTCAATCAGAATGTCATAATCATCAAGAGGATCACCTGAAAAAGTCACACCATCATTTTCGTAAAACTTACGAACCTTTTTGAAAAGTTTCGGATTCTTTACATCAAGGAAGAAGTCTCCATTTACTGCGCAACGGAGTGTGGTAATGTCTTTTTTGAACCTTGTAGTGATTGTCATTGTCTTTTGTGTTGACCTTAGTATTATAAGGGTTTTGACTGGGATAGTCAAGAGGACAGCTTGGGAACTGTCCGAGTGCTCCTTGAGGGAATCGGACCCACCTTAGGCAAGTTATGAGCTTGCTGCATTCACCAGATTGCTAAAGGAGCCATAGGACTGTTGGGACTTGAACCCAAATCACTCCGTTATAAGCAGAGGGCCTTGACCTTTAGGCGACAGTCCCAAAGTAGGTTAGGATGCCTCGTTGTTATCTTCTGTATACATTTCGTATATACTATCATCTACAGGTATCATTACCGCTGCAGACCCATCATCATTCACTATACCTATTCGTTCTCCGTTTTCAACTCGTTCTAACAGATTGTCAAAATTGTCCTGAAATTCTTTCACTGTGAAGACTTCCATAATTGATAATATTTAGTGAGGGGTATTAATACCCAATCGGGAATGCAGGATTTGAACCTGCGGCCTGACGCTCCCAAAGCGTCTGCTCTACCAAACTGAGCTAATTCCCGTGGCGGAAGAGAGAGGATTCGAACCTCCGGTGCTATTAACACGGTTGTTTTCAAGACAACTGCCTTAAACCACTCGGCCACTCTTCCATTTATCGGACATCAAAGTCCAATCTTCTGACCTTTCTTTTTCTTCTTTGTTCTTGATAGGAAAGATCGGATTGACTTAGGAAATTTTTAGGAATCGTTTCCCTGTTTGATTCTATCATAACAACCATAGTTAAGTCAACAGCGGTAACCTTGTCTTCTATCACTGTCATCATGTTAGGGCAACCACAACATTGGGTATGATGGTTGCTTTTTATTTCTCTATTACAATTTTTACATCTTACTGTAATCATGGTTCATAAGTCTATTGAATAATGCTCGAAGAGGGATTCGAACCCCCGACACCCTCCGTGTAAAGGAGACATTCTACCACTGAACTATTCGAGCTAGGCTCCCCCGGCAGGATTCGAACCTGCGACCAGACGATTAACAGTCGTCGGCTCTACCGCTGAGCTACAGAGGAAAAAAACATTACACTTATCCGTATGCTATATGGGCATCAACAACACCCAGTATACTGATAGTTTGTAATGGAGCAAGAAGAAAGTAACCAACTCTCTAGATCACAGTGTGGTTAGCACCGTCGCGGGCGAGCTCATTCCCCGTCTAAGAGCCTCTGACAAGATTTGAACTTGCGACCTGAGCTTTACAAAAGCCCTGCTCTGCCACTGAGCTACGGAGGCGGGCACTCAGTTAGTATATATCAACTGAGTTGTAAATGGAACTAAGTTCCAACAGGCAAGGAGGGATTCGAACCCCCGACCAACGCATTAGAAGTGCGATGCTCTATTCCACTGAGCTACTTGCCCTTGATGGACTTGAAGTACATACGATAGTATGTCTTCTTGATTTTGTCAAGGGTTTCCATATCATCTTGGAAACCCATGTACTTGAGGAGTTGGGATGACCCCTCAAGATCACTGATTAATCTTAACAGATTAGAGGGGGACCTGTCAAGTCCCCCAAATTTGAACTTTGAAGGATCATTCATACATGTATTGAATATTTTCAGATCCTCCAATTGGATCAATATGGAGAGTGGTTGATGAACTCTCAGTTGCAATATCATACATCAATTGATGGATATCCACTGATTCTATCTCAACAGATTCCAATTCTTTTTCTTGTTCTTCAATTACCCTCTCTTGTTCCATATACTCAAGTTGTTTCTGTGACCTTACAGGTGCAGGTCCGAACCAAATATCATCTTCCAAATATACTGGAGCAGGAACCCCAACATAAGGAGAAACACTTTCAATCTTGATTTCTTCGTTGTTCATTTATCAAGCCCAAACAAGTTTTTTAGTGTAATCATATGAATATTGACGACGATCACCTTCAATCCCCCAACCTAACCAATAGTAGGCTGGAGTCATATATTCACTCACAGTCAAACCAGATCCTTCAAACATCGGAAGATTCTTTTGGAAGATGTCTTCATTGATCATGTAACGAGTTTGGCCTTCTAATGATGAAGGATCACAGTCATAGTTCTCGCAAAAGTCTCCAAGACCTTTGTATCTACTAAGAGTTGTCCATTGAATCAAACCATACCCACCACTATAACACTTGTCATAAGGAACTCTGGCTCCCCCTTCACAAATGTTAGGAAAAAACTTGCTTTCCTGTTTAATATTTCCCATGATCGTTGCAAGAGCATTACGATCTGTGATTTGTGTGTTCTCCTGTAGTTCAGCAAGAACGTATTGTTCATTAAAGTTACAATCAGGACACTTCCATTCCTTTTCAATCATTTCAATTGGCACTACATCTTCAAACTCATCAACATCATTAATGAAATCATCAGCTTTATTTTCCACCGTTGAAGATGCTAGACAGGAAGTTCCTATGAATACTGTCGATAAAACTGCAAGTGAATTAAAAAGTGATTTAGTCATGAATTAGAAAAAGTCAAACATTAAAGTAATCCTTGCGGTAGTACCGTCCGAGGATGTTGGAATTGTAGTACAGGGGCGTCTCGTCTGTCAACCGCTGTGACAGAACTTCATTGAGGAACAGCTGTCGGGTCTCCTCAAAATTAACCTTTCCCTTGGTATTATGTAGGGATATTATTTGACGTGAAAATTTATCTTTACCATGAAAGGTCACATCCTCTTTAAGTTCAGGACATGACCCATAGTATTTTTTCCAGTCAGATTCTGACTTTACTCTTCTAGTCTTTCCTTTAGGTTTTCTAAACGACCAAAAATACTTTCTCCCAATGTATTGTCTCTTGTTGATGTCATTGGTAATGAGATAAACAAAGCCATAGTTGTCCCCAATAAGATCAGAGGTAAAGGGTTTACCTTCATACATCCATGGGTTTTCGTAGTCACACACTCAGTCTTCTTCATAGTCCTGAAATATGTAGTCATCAAGTTTTTTGGCCTCTATTGACCTTAGGTATTGAATGTAGAGTCCGATGGCGTGATCGTTTGGATCCCCATCGTACCATTCTTTAAAGTTTGAATCCTGAGAATGTGTCTTTTTTGACATCTTGTTTGATTCCACCAACTACATACGATTCGACTTCTGTTTCTTGCGGTGCAACCTGAAGACCTTTGGATGAGATCCAATGTTGTGTCCAGGGAAGTGGATTGTTCTTAGCAGAAATATCGTATACAGGCTTAAGACCAATAGCCTTAAGTCTACGATTAGCAACCCACTCAACATATTGTTTTAGAAGAGTATCATTTAAACCGATCATACTACCATCACGGAAAAGATAGTCTGCCCATCTCTTTTCTTCATTGACAGCTTTGTCAAACATTGCATACAACCACTCTTCCTCTTCTTTCCAAATCTGTAACATTTCTGGATCATCACCAGTTTTCCATTTGTTCAGAATATTCTGAGTGATTGCTAAGTGTTGGTTTTCGTCTCGTGCGATGAGAGAGATGATCTTAGCTGATCCTTCCATAAGCTTAAGTTCACCAAAGGCGAAACTACAAGCAAAACTAACGTAGAAGCGAATACCCTCAAGAATGTTAACGTTGGCAACTGCTCTGAAGAGTTTGCGTTTGACATCTTTGATTTCTTGTTGTGATACGGATGTGTCACGGAAGTCTGACTTCCACTGATTACCTATACCCCACTCTTGTGCACTGTTAATGAAATCATCGTAAGACTCAGTAACAGTCTTTGCACGTTCCAGAATCCTTTCATCTGTGATAATAGTATCAAACACTTCAGAAGGATCTGAATAGATGTTCTTAATGATGTATGTGTATGAACGACTATGGATCATCTCCATGAATCCCCATACTTCCATACATGCTTCAAGTTCAGGAAGAGAACAATAAGGAATGAAAGCCATTCCTGGTCCTCTACCCTGAATAGAATCCAACATAATCTGATACTTCAGATTAGAAGTATAGATATGTTTTTGTTCTGGACGTAGTGATTGATAATCACCACGATCTTTTTGAAGGGAGACCTCCTCAGGTCTCCAGAAATATCCTAATTGTTGAGTTGTGAGTTTTTCAAAGACCGGGTACTTATAAGAATCATATCTTTGAATTCCTAAAGGTTTACCAAAAAACATTGGTTGTTTCTTTGAGTTATGAACTTCAGGATTGAATACAGTCATTCCTTTCACTTTACTCATTACATTATTATCATCTACTGATGATACTTTAAACTGCGCAAGACTCACACTCTGCCTCCTCTGCTTGACTTAGTTCTTCCAATAAATTGTTCAAATCTGACTTCTCTTCCACTACTTCATCAGTCTTGATGTCGTAAGTGTTCTGATAATAAGAAGTCTTCCAACCATACTTATATGTAGTCAAAAGGTCATTTGCCATTTGTGAGACTGGTACCTCATTATCAGGATAATTTTCTGGATTGTAACTCCAGTTACCAGAAATAGCCTGATCAAAGAACTTCTGCATTACAGAAACAATATTGATATATCCCTGGTTACTCTTCATTTCCCAGAGTAGTGTGTAATTGTTTTTAAGTGTTTGATAAGACGGTACAATCTGCTTAAGGGGTCCTTTCTTACTCTTCTTAATGGACAAATAGTCTCTAGGTGGCTCGATTCCATTTGTTGCGTTTGACACAACGGAACTGCTCTCCGAAGGCATTTGAGCCGACAATGTGCTGTGTCGTAATCCGTGAGCCAGAATCGACTCTCTAAGGCCTTCCCAATCATGCTGAAGATCTTGTGAAGTAATCTCATCGACATCCTTCTTATATGTGTCGATGGGAAGAATACCGTCTGAATACTTTGTACGACCAAAGTATTCACAGTGTCCCTTCTCTTTGGCAATTTCATTTGAAGACTTGAGTAAGTAATACTGGAAAGATTCTGATAGACCATGGACAGCATCCCAGGCCTCTTGAGAATCGTAGTTATAACCAAGTTTAGCCAGATAGTGAGCCAGACCAATGAAACCCACCCCAAGTGACCTACGAGCCTTTGTAGCCACCTCAGCGACCCTTATAGGATACTCCTGATAGTCGATCAGTTCCTCCAGTCCACGTACCGACAGATCACAAAGATCCTCTAGTTCCTCATCAGATTTGATCTTACCAACATTTACAGCAGAAAGAATACACAAGGCAATCTCACCAGGCATCTCCTCGTCAATATGGTTCAAAGGTTCTGTTGGTAGAGTAATCTCCTGACATAGGTTACTCATTGTAACACGATCCTTGAAGGAAGAGTGAGTATTACAATGGTCGATATTCATGATGTAGATACGACCAGTCTCAGCCCTCTCTTTCAGAAGATTCAGAATAAGCTCCTGAGCCTTGATAGTTTTCTTCGGAATAGATCCATCAGATTCATAAGTTTTATACAAATCATCAAACTTATCAGTGCCGAAAGCATCGTACAAACCTGGTACATCGTGAGGGTTAAATAAGGTGATGTCTCCATCTTGGATGAATCTCTCATAGAAGATTTTTGAAAGTTGGATTGAGTAGTCAAGTTTTCTAACACGATTATCTTCGGTTCCTTTGTTATTCTTGAGAACCAAGATATCTTCTATCTCTTGGTGCCAGATAGGAAAGTGAACTGTAGCAGAACCACCTCTGATACCGTTCTGTGTACAACATCTGACAGTTGCTTCAAACTTTTTGAGGAAGGGGACAACACCTGTGTGTTGTACCTCTCCACCTCTGATTTTAGAGTTGATGCCACGGATTCGACCTGCGTTGATACCGATACCAGCCCTCTGTGCGACATACCGGCCAATAGCCATATCACTGCTAAAGATACTATCGAGGGAGTCATCAACATCAACGAGAACACAAGATGCAAATTGACGAAGTGGTGTTCTGACCCCTGCCATGATTGGTGTTGGGATGTTGATTTTGTGTTTACTGATTGCGTCATAATACCTCTTGACATATGACAATCTTGTATCTTTTGGATATTCCTGAAAGATAGTCAATGCAATCATGATGTACATGAACTGCGGAGTCTCATAGACCCTTCCAGAACTTCTATCCTGTACTAGGTATTTATCCACAACCTGCCTCAATCCGGCGTAAGTGAAGAAATAATCACGTTGATGATCAACAAAAGTTTCAACCTTTTGAATCTCTTCAATTGAATACTTGGTGAAAATATCTCTATCGTAAAGATTATCGCAGGCAAGTTTTTGAATGTGATCTATCAATGAAGGGAGTTCATGCATCTTACCAAACAACTGTTTCCTGACAGAGAACAGAAGGAGACGTGCTGCAACATACTGATAGTTTGGATGATCAAGATCAATCAAATCAGATGCACTCTTGATAAGAATCTCTTGTATTTCTTCGGTAGTAATCCCATCGTAAAACTGAATACCAGAAGTCATCTCAACTTGACTTGCAGACACACCAGCAAGACCTTTGGTTGCCTCTTCAACCATCTTGTGCATTTTTTCAAGATCCAGTTTTTCTACTGAACCATTTCTCTTAGTAACTTTCAATCCGTTGCTCATATCTTTTTCCAGGTTGTGAATTTGAGTTTTGCTTGTAAACCTTGATATACATTTGATTCTACTATCTTTTGGACATCATGTCCAGATAAAACCATATCGTTTATGTCTTTATCTCGTATACTAAGAGGCCAGATGACAACTCTTTCTCCTTGTTCAATACATCGTTCAATACGATTAACAATCTCTTTATTACGGGGCTCGTTATCGTATACAAAAACTTTAGTGCTTCCCTCAAGATCACAAATGTCACCGTCACTCCCACACAGAGCCACACTATTCCTGATAAAAGAGCTGTCGAAGGGTCCTTCGACCACAAAGACTGGTAATTCTTTATCGATTGTGTCAATTCCATAAACTTTGGGTGCATCTTCGTCCAACATGATGGTTAAGTATTTAATAGGGTTTGTGGAGATGGCTCTACCCTGAACACCAATAAGTTTGTTATTCCTTACAAGAGGAATAACAATCCTCTGTTCTCCATATTTTGTGTTTGGAAATGTATCCGGTTTGATACTATTCACAAACTCCTGAAAGTTTTTTGCATAGAAATATTTCCCTTTAAATATTGCCCTAGTCTCAAGATAATTTCTTGATACATCCACACTAAATGCATCTGGAAGATCAATGACTACATTTCTTTTGAAATTTGGTTTTGATGATTTCAATCGTTCAAAAATATCTTCTGGACTTTCTGTCTGAAAATTCTTTCCACTCTTTCCATCCTTAAACTTCTCAAACACATACTGTTTATGTGTTTCAGGATCTAAATCTTTGATAAAACTACTGAATGAAATACTGATACCGCAGTTATGACATTTATAGTTCGTATTATTCTTTACCTGATAAAGATAACCTCTTGCTTTGTTCTTTTGTTTCTGACTGTCACCACAAATTGGACAGCGGAAGTTATATAGATTTGCCTTTACCTTTTTGAATTTAGATAATCTTGAGGAAATCAGATTGATGTACTTTACATCAATAAAATCCATGTCACTTCCTATAACTCATACTCACTATAGGTAAATTCACTTGACTTGTCAAGTAATTTGAAACTTCTGGTAATGCTCTTAAACCCATAGAGATGACAGCAATACCACCAAGTCCCATCCAAACTCTTTTTTCTAACGTACGTATTCTTTGCAATACGAGGTCATGATCCCCGTCCATTTTATCACGGAGTTTGTCAATTTTAGTAAAGAGTACTGAGTCAGTTTCTTCTTGTTTTGATATACGTTCTTCATGTACTGCAAGCATTCTACTTACAGTAGTATTTACCTCAGATAATTTTTGAATTGCGGTATCAATTCTTAGTACAACCGAATTCAAATCCTCAAGTTTTTGCTCTAATACTGCAACCTTAACTTCTGTTTCCATTTTGGGGTTTAAAATAAGGATTGAAATCTAAGGCTTTCTTCATTGTCTTTCTTGCCTTTTTATCCTTTCTCTTCTGCTGTCTATCCATCAAATCCTTAATCGCCTTCTTCACAAATTTATTTCTACCATCCAATTTCATATTGGCGTCATAACCAGCAGTAGGACCAGCAGCAGGGGAGGAATTAGAAAATCCACCAGATCCCCCTGGAGGATTTGCCACCATACCTTCCTCATTCACACTGAACTCATCATACATTGCTGAACGAAAAGCATTAACAAACCGATCAATCTTATCTTTATCCATTTGAAATACCATTAAGTGCTTCTAGACATGTCTGATCCATCTCAATTTCATGAATATAAGATCTTGGATGATCTGGTAACTTATTCAAAAAAACTACAAATGTTTTTATTGATGACCATAAACTTTTATCAATTTTATAAAACAACATGGGTGTTGTTGCTTCACCAAAGATATTATATAGAATAATAAAATGATTAATGAGTAAATGAACCTTTAAATCGCCACCACCTTTATACCGTTTTAGGAGTCTTTTGATATATCTAAAACGACTTAGGTCTTTTTCAAAATCCTCCCGAGTAACAGCTTGGGGATTTTCATAATTTTTAATAGCAAAAATAAGGAAATTTTCCTCATTCAACTCATTGAATAACATTTATCATTCTGCCGTTGGATAATCGATACCGCCAGTTGTAATACCCGACATTGCAACAAGAGTTTCTTTCTTAACTCTTAAGTTACCAAGATTATCCAGATAAGTTGTAACACCTACCCAACCTTCATGAGTTACACTGTATTCAGAGGAAACACCTTCAGCATTGGCAACACCATATACAAGTGAGTCATAATCACCATTAGTTTCACTGAAGTGATTGTCCTGTACACTCGACTTTGGAAGTTGAGACACAGTGAAATCAACGCCAGAAATGGCAGAACCATTCAGACCCATTGTTGATGCAATGGTAACTGAAGTTGTACTTGCGACACTTGCAATCACAGCATCACCAAAGTAAGTACCACCTCTGGTTCCAAAACGAATTACATCACCTTCTAAACCACCTTGACCATCAAGGCCGAATGAAGTACCTGAACCAGTTACGACCCTTGTAGAATAGTCTAGGGTTACTGTTCCTACCGACCCTACATTGTCGTTATTTCCCCAAAGTGCCATGTCTTGTGCCCTTGTAAAGTTACTTTCTTTCAAATATTTATAAAAAAATAGGAGACGGGTAGTCTCCTATGTATCAATCTTCTCTTGTTTTAATTGCACCTTTTACAACCTCAAGGAGTTGATCATCCATCTCGGTCTTAGTTAATGCTACCGCCTTACCAAGAATCAAAAGACAAATGTCAATAAGCTTCTCACCAAGTTCCTCATTATTAGGAATCTTATCAACTGCATCCGAAATGATCTTTGCTGCCAGAGGAAGAAGGAATGATAGCATGGTGAATACCTATTACTATCTTATATATCAATCTGACTCACCAGGACGAGATCTGTATGGATCATCCTTTTTAGTATTTGCAAGATAGTTATCGTAACGACGTTTTGCTTCTTTCTTTTTATCTTCAGGAGACATCTCTTTCTTAGGAGCCTTAGTGTTTATGAATGAGTTACCCATAGATTTCTTCACACGATCAAATGCAGTCTCTTCCTTTGCCATCTTAGTTGCAGTGGCATACATTACAGACTTTGCATCATCTCCATATCTCTTTTCAAAATCACCTTCCTTCTTTTTCATACCTTTTACAATATCTTCTTTTTCCTTCTCCTCTTCGGGAGTCAAAGTTCTTTCTTGAATGTCAATAACAGTTCCACCAATCTCTTTGAAGACCTCATTGGCTTCAGACATTGTAGGATTAATGACAACTTTATTATTAACTTTCTCTCCCTCTTTTACTTCTCTTCTGGGGACTTTACGTGTCTTTGGTTCTATTGGAGGAACATCCACTACCTCACGTAGATCATCTCTCCAATTAGAATAGTTAACTTCTCTTTTCATCCTATTAGACACGATTTCTCTTGTACCTATTTATGAATTCCTTGATATTTGACTTGGGTCCTTTGTAAGCTTTACCACCTGGTTGTAAGTTCTCTCCACCATTTTCATGTCCTGGTGTAAGATCTGATGCGTACTTAAAATAACCTGTGGTACCTGATAAGGTATTTGGTTTTTTAGAAGTTCTCATCTTACGATCCATTTTAACTTCAGTGTACTCACACAGATCACGTATCCAGGACTTGAACATCATATCACTCTCGGTGACACAGATCAAATAGTTGGTTCCTCTACGAACAATTCTACCAACTAAACCGGTATTGAGATTCTGAACCTTCTCGTTGATTTTAAAAATATTTCCCTTCACGTAATTCTCTCTGAGATTCTTCCAATCAAACTTCGGAGCAATCTGCCAGAGTGACCAACCCTCTTCCACATTCATTGCCTTACGAACGGTATTCATAATTGTCTTTGCAGTTGCATCATCAATGTTATCTGGAATACCAGATCTGAATGTTTCGAAGTCACCTTCTGCAGCTGCCTTTCTCATCTTTGATGCGGACATACCAGTCACACCTTCAGAGTCATCATCTCTCTGACCTGCGGAGATAGTTTCAATCTCATCAAATTCATAAATGTCACCATTATATTTTTGAGCAAGACTATCAAATTCAGATACTCTATCAGAACCAACAACGATCTTTACATTTGAATATCCATCAGAATCTGCAATCTTTAATGCATCAAAGATAGTCTTGACACTGTCATCATTAATGATACTCTCCTCATGATCAGGGAACATCTTTCTCATCAGATCAGTCTTTTGTCCTGGTTCCAATGGGTTCTTCTTTGGATCATTAGACCTTGATGGATATACTCTCATATCTCCATCACCAGCAACTTTTGCAGCAGAATCAAGAAGTTTCTTATGTCCAATAGTTGGTGGATTGAATCTTCCAAATACCAGTGTTAAAGTCTCACCTTCTTTACTTTGACCTGTCCCTTCTTCTTCAGAACCAACTCTTTCTTTAGAAGTATCAACCTCTGCAGTCTTAGCAGCTCTACCTACCTGTTGATCTGGTGTTTTGTATTGTGGTTGAGAAGAAGGTTGACCTCTCTTAGAATCCTTTTTGTCATAATAAACAAATTGTCCACCTTCAGTTTTACCTACCTTATTACCAGCTTTATCTACCCAATTTCCCTGGCCGTCGCCAGTCAGACCAAGTTGTCTTGCACGCTCAGATGCCTTGGTCTGTCTTGCTTCAGAAAAAAAGTTAAGGAAACTCTTCATTTCTATCAATATCCTATATTGTATTTATTAGAAGAACCTGTTGTTCTTATTATACTTTGAAAGGAATGACTTTCCATAAGATGAGGACACTTTTCTAACTGTCTCATATTCCTCCTTGAAGACCTTACCAGCCTTCTTATCTTTTAAGATATCTTCGTCAATCAAACCAAGTTCAATGAGTTTCCTATTGACTGCCTTTGGTTCTCTTTCTTGATTGCCTGAAGCAATGGCCTCTGCCCAGCCATCCATATATCTCTGTCTATCTTCTGGTTTTGCATTAGCCATTGACTGTAAGAAACCACGATAAACATTTTCTTGAAGTGCTACTGTTCTTCTTCCAGATTTATCAGTAATACCTCTACTTAATCCAGTGGCCTTAAGTAATGTTTTACCAAGTTTTGATTTCATACCTGCTGCCTTCTTTTTATCCTTTTCATCAGTTGCAACTTTTCTGAACTCATTTCTTAGATCAGTATATCTATTATCATCTGCACCAAAATGTTCCTGTAAGATTTCTCTTGTTACACCATTACTAAGACCCTTACCACCTTCACCTAGAAGTGTCTTTACTAATTCATCACCAACAGTTCCAATCTGATTCTGTTTCTCAAATAATTTTTCAATACCACCAAAATCTTCTTCTGATTTATCTTTATTTGGATCAACTTCCCTCGCGAAGAAATCCTTCATTGATAAATCTACTTTCTTCTGATTTATATTTGAATTAATTAGTGTAAAGTTATCATCATTTTCTCTCTGTTCCCATTCCTCTTTACCAGGTTTACCACCATCCTTATTATTAAAACCTCTCACATGTTCTAAATCCATTGCTTGAATATCAAGAGGAAGACCAGTATATGCATCACGTCCACCTTGTTCAAGATAGATTCTCCACATCAATTTTGCTCTATCTTTATTATTTGCAGGTCCTCTTCTTATGGTACCATCATCATTTTTTCCAAGATAATGAATGTCCTTATGTGCCTTATCATCAGAAACATACTTATCATTTGTGACTTGACCTTTACCACTTAAAGATTTTTTAAATGCATCAGGAAGAATATCAAATGAGGCATCTACAAATTCATCAGATACTTCATTTGATCTCACAGAATCCACAAACTTTTTAATTTGTTCTGGAGATCCATCCCCATATCCTTCTAATAATCTATCACGATTTGCCATGAGATTCTGGACATCAGCATACCCAAGATTATTTTTACCCGCACCAGAATTGACTCTTCCTTCAAATGTCTTTGCATGAGCCATTGCTTGAATAAAAGACTTCTTGTTCGTAGAACTCGGAATAGTTTTTAAACTCTCAGTGAATTTAGCAAACTTCTTCTCCATGATTTTTCTCTGACGATCAGCCATAGCTCTCATCATAGTTTCTGATTCATTCGCAAACTTCTCATACTCTGCATCAAATGCCTCATCATCATTTGTGTAGTCAATTTCATCCTCTATTTCAGCAACAGAGTCATCAAGAGTCTTAAATTCTGATTCATCTTTAGGTTCCTCTTCACCTCTAATATCAGAGAGTAAATCATCAAGACCCTCTACTTCTTGAGCAGCAGCTTCTGCTTCTGCCTCAGCCTTATCCTTTGCAATCATATCATCTGCTTGTTGAGAAACCTGCTTCTTACGTGCCGGACTCATAACTGACCCTCGACCACGAGAGAGTTGTTTTACTACATCCTTCTTATCACCAGAACTTAATGCAGTTTCAGTAGGACCACCAGGAACAACCCTACCCATCTGATTTGATACGGGTGGTTCTTCTAATCCTACAGGTTCTTCTTGTGAAGGAACTTCTTGTTTAAATTTTGAAAGAGTCTTTGGTTCTTGAGACTTAGGCTCTATATCTTGTTTCGTAGGTTCTTCGATCTCTATGAAACGAGTACCATCTGTTCTATATCTTTTACCTGTTTTTGGATCACCCCATACACCTCTGGCTCGGTATTCATACCCAAGTTCAGCTGCCCTTTCGGAAGTAGTGGACTCCAGAAGATTTCTAGAGTCCTTCAGAAATTTAAATACGTCTCTCATCGGAACTACGATCTATCAACCTTCCCAGGAATCAACCTTTGCCTGAATGGCTTCCAGTTCTGCCTCAGAGAATTGTACACTTTCTTTCTTCATCTTTTTATCCATACACTTCTCACATCCTTTACCATCACAGTTCTCACACTTTCCTTTCTTACCCATTGATTTACCAATGGCCTTACGACGATTCATCAGGTACTCATCAGATGAATCTTTATCACCATCATTATCAATATCACCATCTTCCTGACCTACAGGATCCATATGTTTCTTCTCATAGATGGATGCATAAGCGTCACCCCAGTCCTTACGGATTTTGGAGACTTCTTCTTTCTTCATCTTTGCCTTAGTCTTCGCAAGCAATCTTTCTCTTGCAGCGTCTCTTTCACTCTTTTTAATATTAAACATATCGCGATCGGTGGTGAGTTTTGGATCCACAGAACCAGGACCATACCCTTCACTCATTCTCTTGGCAACTTTAGAAGCACCAGATGCAACTCTATCAGCTGCCTTACGAATCATTCCTTTCAGTCCAGACTTGGCAGTTGCCTTTGCTTCAGATGCTTTTCTTGAAGTTTGGGCAGACATGTTTCTTGCAGTCTGACCTGCTCTTCTTGCCTTGTCATCTACAGACTGTTTTGCCTTTCTATAAGCACCGTATGCCTTTACTGCACCAGTTGCTGCAGTTTCCTTTGCTCGTCCCATGGCACCCCTCATGGCACCCTTAATTCTACTAATCTTCTGTGCTCTTGGAGACTGAGTATCAGAACCGTAAGTTACTTTTGCTTCAGAAATCAAATCCTCAAAAATAACCTCTGCACCAAAAAGTGAATAACCTTCTTCAAAAAGTTCTTGAAGTGCTGATTCAGCAATTTCTGAAAGTTCACTATCAGTAATCAGTGAGAGATCCATCTCTGATATTTCATCACGAATAGAACTTAAAGTTTCCTTTACACCGTCATCATATACGGCACTATAGGCTTCAAGAATACCACGAAGTTCTGCAGACATTTTTCTGTAACTATTTTACCTTATTTTTATTTATATCCTCTAACTGTTTCCTTTCGTTTTCATATATTGAGGATGGATTGTTATAGATTTCTAATCCCTCTTTAATACCTGGTATCAACCATTGGTCAATTCTATAACAATATTTCCAATTCACAGGTTGAATACAATTTAATACAACTACTGTCCAGAATGCTGTCAAGTAATTAATTATCGTGTACATCAGTTACTAATTTTCCGTTAATTTCTTTCATCCATTGATAGTGTGAAGATTGGTTCCAGTGCCAATAATTGTCCTCCGCAGTTGACCAAGGAATGGTACTGGTGATATCTTCATTTGGACTTTCAGGCATGTGATTTATTCCAAACCAATCATCTGCCTGTCTTCCATCAAGACCTCTCATAATGTTTATTCTTTTAGTAAATGTTGAGAGATATGTTCCAAAAAAGTTTTCAGACATAGAGCAAATAACTTGATCCATAACAGCAATATTCAATTTATCTGATTCATTAAAATCTTCCTTGAGGTTATATTTAAAATCTTCATAAAAGTATATATCATATTTTTCTCCAAGTTTTTCAAAGAAGGTTCTATCCTTCTCATCAGTTGCAATATATAAAGGCAATTCTGGTTCTGAAAAAGGGCAATCATCAATGACCTTTAAAAGTTTTTCTGGTTCATTATACACTTCAATATCTTCAGATCTTGTATATAAAAAATCGTTCCTACGAACATGGACCGCATTATATGGACCAATTTTAGATCTTACAACCTCACAATATTCATAATACTTAGGATGATATTTAAATACTCTATTAATTTTATCCTTCAAATCATTTCTTCCTTTTTCTCCACCAGGATAAACATGATACCAATAATGCCCAAATAAATTATTTTCAAAATGTAAAAATTGATTACTACAACTTAAATCAACAATATCTCGATTGTTTCTAAATTTTTTAAAATCCTCAGTTTCTGGAATATCTTTTACTAGAATACTATGAGCGTCACATATATTATTCTTGTTAAAGGTAATTTTTCTAGTGTCTAATTCTAGGTTTTCCAATTTACCTGTGTATGATCTTTCAGATTGTATAATATCTAATTTGTCACGAAACTCTGGAACATTTCTATACTCAATACAATCAAACTCTTTTAATAAAATATTCTTATCAAAAATTTCCCAAATGTTTCTCCAGTCTTTTTTCTTTTGAGATTCACAAATATGAATCATCCAACAGTCTGGTGGAAGAATTACTTTTCTTCCAGTAATCTCTGCAATAGATAAAAAGGTTTCATATGACATAATAACATTTACAAGTCCAGAAAAATATGGACTAAATGAAATATATTTCGTTTTGTCGTCTGCCATAATTACAAAACTAATTAGTTATCATTTGTATTCTGTTTCCACACAATCTGATGTGCCATCTTATCTCTTAACTTATTTATTCTCTCATTATTGAAGTGTGCAAAGTTAGGATATTTTTCAACCTTCTTATAATAATGAAGTGCATTGAGTATAATAGTATAATCCTCAATTGATAGTTCAAACTTCATCTGCGATTCTTTACTCCCCATGTCATATTCATAGTTATAGTTAATAATACAATAAACACAAAAACGAACAATGTGCTCATAACTTACCGCCAACTTCTGCAGAACCCACTACTCTTACTGACCCCTCAGGCCAACCATCTTGTTCACATTTAAGATGCCATCGAGTCATTGAAATAACTCCTTGCTTTGTTCCACCAGTAAGCATAGGTCGGCCCTCTGTAGTCATTGTGGTAAATAAACCAAATCTTGTCTCCCAGACATAAAATATCTCATCAATAATTTCTGCATTATCTGGGACTTGAAAGACTGCTTCAAGTTTTTCAACACTTTCACTATTAATCATAAAATCCTCTCTCTTTCATAAAATGTAACGCTTGTTTCATATCACCTATGTGATGAACACCAATGGTGACTTGAGGATATGTTGCCTCTTTACCAAATTCAGATTCAAATGCTCTTTGACTGAAATGATTGTTTAATTTATATTCTAAAATATCAATTTTTAATCTCTTGAGTAGAGATGTCATTCTCTCACACTCTTGACTACCGTTACTGTAAATTACTGCTGAAGTCATAGTCGATTACTATTCTTTTATGGGAACTTTTTTTATCTATAACTGTCACATATTTTGCCTTACCACCTAATAGAGACTCAATATTTTCTACAAGGTTTTGAACAATTACTTTATTGGTTTCTTCCCTCCACTTCTCTTCATTTTCTTGTCTAGGATTAGTCACTTTGCCTCCATTGTCTCCATGTGTCAATCTCTTCCTGAGTTGGAACTCTGATTGTGACACGAGTGCCATCTCGTTCAAATTCCTTATTCATCTCTATGAAAGTTTCAGGAGTAATCTTAATCTCTTTGTAACCAGTCTTCTGGACTGTCTCGTCGGAACCATTCATTGATGTCATCTGCGCCGTCAAATTGTGTTTTATAGTTGGATGGATCGGGATCACCTAGTCCCATCCGATTCATAAAATCATCCATAGTACCTTCTTGGATGTTTTGTGAGGATTGTCTTCTAGCCATCTTCAACATTTCATTTGCTGTGGTATTGACTTTAGATAATTTTTGAGCCCATACCATATCTTCAAGTTTTACTTCTTCCTTGTTTACAATTTTCTTACAGATAAACTCCAATCGAAGTCTGTATTGAGTGGACAGCATATTATTTTACCCTCTGAGATATTTATTCTTTAGGATTATCTTTTTTATTAAATCCAAATGGTCCATCTTTTTCTTCAAGGGCAAGTTTCAATGCAACTCCACCAACAGCTTCCATGACCTTAAGAATATCTTCTGTCTTTGCATCTTCTCCAAGTTCTTTTGCAACATACCAATACTTAGGCCAGAATGTTTCACCGGCCTTTTGATAATCTTCAAGTGTGAGTAGTTTCATAGTTTTGATAATACTTGTTTGTAAATACTTTCTGCAATTGCTTTCATCATAAGTGGTGGAACCATTCTACCAATTCTTTCTGTTTGTTGTGAATGTGAACCAGTCAGAATGAAGTCATCAGGAAGTGATTGAATACGTTTGAGTTCTGGAACTGTCAGAACCCTATCCTCATTCCAGTGTATCAGACCTCCACTGGCTGTCAAGGTAGGAGATGGTTTATAAAAAGATGCCCTCTTGGTATTGAAACAATGTCCCTTCTCGTGGTAGTCCATACCACTCAAAACTTTAGTTGGATTCTTTGGCATCTTCTGAATCACCTTCTGATAGATACCACTATTCAACATATGTTCTGTGAGAGTTTTTACATTCTCAGGATCATTTTCCACGCCACCAATAATATCACCAATAGTTGTTTCTTTTGATGACCTATCAGGAAACAATGAGGATACAGTCAAGACATTGAGACCTAGTTTATCTGCAATGTCTTGACGAACTGCAATAAAGATAAGTCTTTCTCTTCCTTGACCAATACCAAAATATGATGCCTTCATTACTCGTGATGTAATGAGATAACCAATTTTCTCAAATGCATTAGTTATCATTGCATAATACTTCTTTGCCTCCCCAACTGTCAAACCCTTGACATTCTCACCAACAATAATCTTTGGTTGAATACCTTTGGCAACACGAATAAATTCAAAGAATAAATCTTCGATGTTCTCAACCTTCTTACCATCAGAATAGTTTTTGGTCTTACCCCATCCATCAGAGTGTTTAGCACCTTCTCCACGACACATAGACCCTGCCACAGAAAATGCAGAACAAGGTGGTGAACCATCAAGTATATCGAGTTCACGAGGTTTTAATCCAGTGATCTTAAGAAAGTCTCCACCAACTAATTTTTTAATATCGTCAGGAACAATATGCGTGGATGGGTAGTTTGATGAATATGTATTTCTTGCTTCTTCTACAAATTCATTGATACAAAGAATTTTTCCACCAGCAAGACGATAACCGGTAGAAGATCCACCCCCACCGGCGAAAGTAGAAATAACGGTGAACTTTTCTTGAGCCTCACCGTCATAGACATCTTGTAATTTATATGGAAGTTTCATAAGGGTAATATCGATTGTCCAGTAGATGCATAATCAGAAGCCAAGTCCATAACTCTCTTCCTCTTACGATTATTTAGCATTTTATCTTTTAGTAGATTTTCAAATAGATGATCAATATTAGATCCCAATTGAAGATTGATATGATCTTTCACGTTGGAAACTCTTGCAAATTCTTCTTCAAATGCGTCTCTCACTTTTTGTTTTTGTTTAGGCTGATTTAATTCAAACCAATTATACCTAAAAAAGTATTCTTTTACAATATCGTGATAGATGTATGGGTGGACAAGTTTTATATTTCTTTCATTTGACAACTGTTCAATCTGACGAAATCCAGTCACATTATGTGGCATGAAATAATTACGTCTGAATTGATCGAACTTTTCTTTTGGTTCTTTAAAGTGAAGAATTGCTTTCTTACTCACACCATAGTACCCATCAGCACCAATACCACTTAGAAGATATAACTCTTTGATTTGGGGAAAGACATAGAGAAATGGAAAAGTACATTCGAAGTGAGTCTTTTTCCGACAATCATAATCTCTTACAAGTTGAAGAAAATCATCTCTCAAATTTTTAGTAGGAACTACAACAGTATTACATTCCCAACCAAATTCTTTACTAACCTCTTCAGCTTTACATGCATCATAAGACTTATCACCCTCAAGATGAAAAGTATATGCTGTAATTTTTTTACCTAGACGATGAGCAGCAAAACCCAGACTCAAACTATCTACACCACCAGACAACAAAATCCCCACATCATCTGTGGGGACTTCTTTCCTTATAATATTTACCAGAATTTTATCTATCATAAGATTTCAACTCATTTAATAGCAATGACTCCAACGAACTGATGGTTTCTCCAGAAGATCTGACAATCTTTGAAACCAGCTGACATAATCATACCATAAAGTTCCTTCCATGTGTTGGGTTTCAACATATCACGAAGTTGTTGTTCTTTATCCATGATCTCATCAGCAGAAAAAGTTTTTCTCTTGTAATCATAATGATTAAATGTAAGAAGTTCTTGAAAGAATGCATTCTCACACATCAACTTCTCTGCAAAGATAAAAGCACCACCTTCATTCAAACCATTGTAGATCTTATCAATAGTATTTTGACGAGTGGTCTTTGGCATAAACTGAAGAGTGAATAATGATGTCACCAAAGAACAATTCCTGAACTCATAGTTAGTGACATCACCACGTACCCACTCAAGAAGGGCCCAGGGATAGTCTTTACGAATCTCAGTATATCTTGAGTCGAGATCATCATAAAAACTACCTGCGAGTTCTACACCCACATAGTGAGCCTGTTTACGATTGATATTGTTACCAAGAATCATCTTAGTCAACTTTCCAGTTGAACACCCAACATCAACAACTTTAGTATTATCTTCAACAAAGTATCGAGAGAAAGATACAGTGTCTTCTAGAAGATTTGAATAACCACGAATAGAACTGTCAATGTGATTGTCAAAACCTTCAGGTGAGTGTGCGAATGAAAAGTCGTAAGTCATTTATTTACCGCCTGTATCGTAGTTTAGTTTATCATCAATCTGTTCATCTAGTGAAGTAATCACCTGACGAATATCAACAATTCTTTGTGGAACACAGGTAGGATCGTAAGTATAATTCTCCTGCTCTTTATATAGCACCTGACGGATTGCAGCTGCTGTTCTAAGTTCAAGTTCAAGTTTAATCACAGGTCTCCCTCTTTACGGTTTTCAGAATAGTGGACATCAAAAGTTCCTTCAGGGTAACGTGCAGAAAGTTTTTCAACATTCATCTGAAGAACTTCATCGAAAGAAATATCAAGTGCCATACATGCTTGAGCCATATACCACATGATGTCACCAAGTTCACGTTTCATGTGAAAAATATTTTCTTCAGTGTATGGTTTACCTTGAAGGAAAATCTTTTTTACAACTTCAGTAAACTCACCAGACTCAGCAGTCAAACCAAAGGCAGCAGTCATCAGTTGAGTTACATTACAGTCATCCCTAACTTCAAGTTCAGAGAGTCGGGATGCAAGGGTTGGCCAATCAAGACTTGGCTTACTCGTAGTTTGCTTAACAAATTCAATATACTTATTAGGATCAATAGTCATAGTTCTAGGGGTTCTTGTTGTCTTTCAGGTAAAATTTGTTGTGCAGGAAGTTCAAAGTCAGGAGCAACCTTTACATAAGGAACATCAACAATCGTTTGAGATGGGAAGTAAATTTTAACATAGGTATAATCATATGCCCAGTTCATTTCACAGATTTTTTTTGCATCTTGCTCAGAACCACAGTGACAGTATCTTTTACCTTGTGTATCTCTCACTTCAAAGTAATGAGGAGGTTCATTTCTAACAGGTTTTGATTGTAATTCTCTAGTAGTAAGTCCCATATCAAAACTTGAATCCCTCAAACGATTTCTTTGGCTTCTCCTCATAACTATACTCCTCTTCTTTCTTGTTGTCAAGAATATCTTCCTGTGCAGTCTGTTCACAATCAAACAATCTCATCTTTGATCTATCAATACCAACAACAAATCTTTTGTAGATACTGAGATCGTTATATCTATTCTTCAGTTGTTTTACAAGTATCTGTCCAAGGGATTCGAGCTCTTCAGTACTAATAAGGGCAAACATAAGATCAGCAGTAGCAGGGAGACCAAAGGACTCACTAGTATCAGTAAGCTCGACATCAGAGCTACCATAACCAGAACGAGTGGTCTGCGTGGCAGAAACGATAGGGACGTTTGCTTCGCAAGCCAGTCCTCTAAGTTCTTCAGCAATAGACTTAATAACCGTATATGAATTAACATTGCTACCCGCCCGATACCTAGAGGAAGCACAAATATTAAGGTAATCAATGAAAATAATGTCAGGTCTAAATGATTTCTTAAGTGCAAGTTCGTTAAGAAGTGATTTAAAGTGTCCACTGTGTGCCGTTGCAGTAGGATATTCTTTGATGATAAGAGTTCCCTTTGTCTTCTGTGCAAGATTATTTACTTTTGTCTCAAAAGTATTTTTAGGGAGTTCAGTGATGTCTTGAATATTTACGTTCAGAAGATTTGCATCAATACGTTCTGCAATCTTTTCTTCAGCCATCTCACAAGTGATGTACAAAACATTCTTGTTCTGAAGAAGACAAGATGATGCCATGTGACACATAAACAAAGACTTACCAACACCAGTACCGGCTAGAGCAATGTTGAGAGTTTTGTTGGGTAGACCACCCTTTGTAATCTTATTGAAGTGTTCTAGATCAAACTCAATCTTACTCTCTTTCTTATGATACAGAGCGTATCTTTCTTCATAGTCTTGTAAGTAATCATGACCTACATGATTATCAAAACTCACACTTAGTGCATCGGAAAGAATTGATGGAATTGCATCAGGAGCCTTCTTTTCATGTTGTCCATCAGCAATTTGGATCGACTCCATCAGTGCAAGATAAATTGCACGTTCTTTACACCACTTCTCGGTGGTATCACATAACCATTCAAACTCCTGTGGTTCTTCAGTTAGATTACGAATTAGATGAACTAACTCTTTGAAAGTTTGTTCATTGATATCATTCCTCTTCTCAACTTCAATACTCAATACTTCTTGAGTTGGAGTTTCATTATATTGATTTACAAAGTCAACAATTTCCTCAAACACAATCTTTTGATTATGATCTTGAAAATATTCTGACTTGATAAAAGGAATTGTTTTTCTTAGATATTCTTCATTATGTAATAAATTCTTGAGAACAAGAAATTCAACTCTCTCCATAACTAAACTCTTTCCTTGCGATTTGATCTAACTTTTCCATGACTTCAGGTGTGAAGTATTGTTCAGGATCTTTTAGGATTGCTTTGGCATAAATCTTCTTACCATCAATCTCGTACCTCCCTGCCATATTCTTCCACAATCCTCCAAGTTCTCCAAGTTCTAACAAACCATAATACTTATCCAATCCCCTTTGGTCATAAAATAGACGAATCGTAACTTCTTGATTTTCTTTACTCAAACGCGACTTAGCAGTCTTTGCCTTGATAAGGTTTCCAACAACTTCCGTTCCATCCTTTTCTTTTTTCTTTGAGAGATATATGATAGAAGAAGCGGCGTACTTAAGACCACTACCTCCACCCATCTCTTTTGTAGGAACATAAGACCCGATAACATCATAGGTGTGATTGGTTACAATCATTGGAATTTTTGCTTGACCAAGTTTCAATGTCAACATTCTAAAAGCACCTTTGACCAACTGGGATTTGGTCATGTCTCTTACTTGTTTATCATCTAACGCATCTCTGATTTCCTTTTCAGTAGATAACATACCCAAAGAATCTAACACAAACATACATGGTTTGCGTTCATCTTCATTTTTCTTTAAGTATATATCTACAGCCTTAAGAGCCTTTGTTCTAAACTCTTCAATTGTCACGACATTGACAACAACCAAACGTGATAAGTCAACACCACGACTCTCTAGGAGTGACTTATTGATAGCTGCCTCAGTATCAAAATACAGGCAATATCCATCAGGATTAGAGTCCAGAAAATTCTTAACCACTGCGAGGCTAAAAAAAGTTTTTCCAGTACTAGACTCGCCAGCAATGGCAGTAATCTTATTCCCAGAAACACCGCCAAATATACTGCCTGACACAAGTCCATTAAAAATGTAAGAACCCGTGTCAACATACGTTTCAGTTTCATCAATGTCTGCAGCAAGTTGTGTATAGTCGTCACCAATCTCTTTTACAATATCTTTTAGAAAGTCCATATTAATTAAAATTGAGCAAAGAATTAAAGGGTTCTATGGTAGGTATCTCCATATTTAAGGAATATCTTATTCTATTACCAGATGGTTTAGTTGGCGCGTGTCTTACATAATCTGGAAATATAAGAAGTTCATTTTCTTCTACATGATAAGTAAATATATCATCAAACGAATTATTTTTAAGACAAAAACTTATACCATCACCATCATTAGTTTGATGATAGTATACACCATTTATTGTTGTAGTTCTTGTATGATCATGAAAAACTGAAGAATAGTCATCTCCACAAGACCTATAGCACCATATTATATTTCTATAGATTGACACATCTACTGTATAAGGTTTAAATATTCTTTCACAAATATCTGTAAATGACCTTACAAGTTCCACAAAAAATAAATCGCAATTATTTTTAATAATTGGATAATTATAAGCTGCTTTTGAATAGTGGTCTAATTGAGCTAAATAATATAGTTTATGATTTTCTTCAAGAATATTATTCACTCTTACAATATCAAATAAAGATTGTTTATAAAAATTTTTTATTGATAAAATTTTCAAATCTTTATGGATAATTTCAAGAAACAATTCCATTAGGAGAAAAATAATTCGAGGTTTACAGTCTTCTCAACATTCCAACCAATAGCATCAAGAATAGTCTTGAGTGGTTCAAGGAAAGCTTTGTTGAATTGTAGTTCGTAGTCAATGTATTTGTCAATTCCAATCTCTCTTGGAAACTCAGAGATGAATGAGATCACATTTTCTCTAATTGGATTTGCCTTCTTGAGATAGATGAACTTAATCTTCTCACCATTGTTAATCTCAGAGTATTTGTTTTGCAGACCATATTCTTTAATGTAGTGATTATATAGTAGAGCACCACGAACATGAATAGGAGAACCTTTTCCGTAGATAGTAGAGTGACTCTTATGTTTCTTTACATCAGATACAGATCTTGGAAATGCAATCTCTTCTGGTGGTAATTTATTGAACTGTTGTCTTGAGTCATCGATGAATTTGATAACATCATCCTCCGTTCCATTCATCATCAACTTGAGTGCATCTTTGATCATGGTTCTACATGGAGCAGGAGTAGAAGACTTCACAGCCTCGATACCCATGATCTTCAGTTTAGGTTCTTCATAACGAACACCCTCACTGTCCCAAACATTGAGAATGTATCTTTTCTTTGCTGTCCAGATTCCACGATCTGCAATGTTCTCCCGTTTCATCTGCATCTTTTGAGAATATGCGTTTACATACGTCGCAAGTTCCTGGTAACTTTCCTCGATAAATGGTTCCAGTTTTTCTTCACAGACCTTATTAAGTAAGGTGACAACTGCTGCTTTGTCGCCAGACTTAGAACTAAGAAATTTAGAAACAACAGGTCCAAAGTTAATATAGATTGAGTCAGTGTCAGATGCAATGACATAATCCCTTTTCTTTGTTTGTAATAGGTTATTTAGATATCCGTTAACTTTGTTCTCAATCCAACGAATTGAAGTTTGACCAGAAAGAGTGATTGCTTCAGCATTTGCAAGTTTGAAGAAACGGAAATATTGATTACCAATTGCACCATAGCAAGAGTTCAGAGCAATCTTACGAGCCATCTGGAAGTTATTGAACTTGGCGATGTCTTTGATTGTCTGATTCTTTATCTTGATCAACTCAACATCTTTACGATTCTTCAGTTGTCCTTCAATGTCAACCAACTTTTGTTTAGATGCCAACATCTTCTTCTTGAAGACTTTACGTTCCGCATACATCTTCTCCATCAACTCAGGCATAAATCCTTTGATGTCTTTACGGAACATTGCACCGTTTGCACAGACCGCATAGTCCTTATACATCTCAAAGGTAATCTCCTTATTCAGAATTTTATCGATGGTAGCAGACGGATGTTTCTCATCCACCAGAGTCTCTGGAGAAATGTTGTACTGCATCATCAGGTGAGGGTACAGGGAGTTCAAGTCAAACGACACCACCCAGTCATAGACCCCTGGTACGGGTTGTTTCACGTAGGCACCCTCATACCTCTTATCCTTCTCCGTACGGTCACGAGGAGGAATGACAATCTTTCTCTTCTTCAGATAGTTGTAGATGATCGTATCCCACATGCGGACTTGATACATCACATCAACAAAATTAACCTTGGCATCATAAGCCATGGTCAATGCCAACTCAATCAGTTTCATCTTATCTTCCATACGGTCAACAAGTTCAACGTCAATGATGTTGTAATCTACAAACTTCTTCCAGTTACCATTGTAAAAATCTTTGAATGTATCAAACTCAGAGTGATCTAGTTTCTTCTGACCAAGTTCTACCTGGGCAATATAGTCCAGTCTATAACTCTCTTGGTTTGTATAAGTAAACTTCTTATACAGTTCAAGATAATCAAGTGTGGTAACACCAGCAATATCAAAAACATTAAACTCACGACCATTGATAAAAATAGTATCATGACTGACAATACCCCAAGGAGAAATCATCTTCATCTTCTTTGTGCCCATGATTCTGTCAATACGGCCACAAAGATATGGAATATCATACAGACGACAATTCCAACCAGTTACAACTTCTGGAGGATTTCTACTCCAATGGTATAAGAATGAATTGATCATATCAACTTCATTCTCAAAATGATAATAAGTTACATTATCCTTTGTCGGATTGTATGGCTTTCTTCCCCAAGTATGAATCTTTTTGGTTGCATAATCCTGAATAGAGATAGTCAATAACTCCTCTGAACAAGAATCTGGATCGGGAAATCCATCTTCAGATTTAACCTCAATATCAATCGTTACAAGATTAATTTTCTTGATATCAAACTTGATCTCATCTTCAGGATACTTATCCGAGATGTATTGAAACACATACCTATCGTTACCGTAGATCCTAAATCCATCTACGTCTTCGTACTTCTTATAAAACTCTCTACAATCCTTTACTGTACCTGGTTTAATAGGTTCTACATTTTCACCCTCAAGTGTTTTGTATTCAGTTTCTCTATTCGACTTAACAAATAGAGTTGGAGAGTATTCTTCTTTGAAAATGACACTACGTCCATTCTCATATCCACGAACCAGGAAGTTGTTACCAACGACCTGGACATTTGTATAAAAGCGCATTACTTAACCAGGTCTGTATATTTGTCTGTGAGTTTACCGTTTGGATCTGCGATGGTCAATATTTTGTCAGAATGAATCATAAACTCATTCTGGCCTGTTACATCAACCAACCAAGGAGACATTGTTCCATTCTCATGTAAAGTGAATGGTTCAATTAATTTACAATCTGGTTCACCGATTTCTCCAGATACTTCCTCAATCTGACTGATCAGAATAATATCATTCGTCAGAACTAGAACTTTGAGTGGTTTCATATTTTTCTACTCCATCAGTATACATTTTTACAAGTTGTTCCACTGGCTCAGTGATTGTTACAACCCAGTCTGATACAACGGGAATCACTTTATCTTTAGTCAGTGGCATCCAGGGAAGAAGTTGAATCTTCGAAGGTACTCTCGACATACCTTCTGTCTCTCCCATTTCAGTGACAAGTTTTACACGACAAGGATATTTAAGGAAGTAACCAACCACCTTCTCATCCACAACCATTTCTTGAACTTCTGCAACTACGTCTTCTCCAGACTTCAGAAGTAATAGTTTAACATTCATTTTTTCAACAGTATTCCTAAATTAATTATACAATAAAAATGGAGGGGTGTCAAACTGGATTGTGCCAGTTACCCCTCCGTCAGCGGCGACGATATTTTATTTATACTGTGGTTAGAAATAAGTTGTCCGGTGGTGCATTAGGGAAATACTCCGCCCATGAGCCCGTTGATAAAAAGAGTAATTGTGGCTCCGATTGTAAGAGTGGCGGCTGTAAAATTCATTAGTCATCCTCCATAGTTACATAGTATATATCAATTATGTATCATGTTGATACAAAAGTCTGTAACTTTCAATACCAAATTACTCTTATTGTCTTGGATCAAATATAATCAACCCTTTTATGATGTTCTGGAACTACTTTTGTTAATGTGATTGATAAAAGTCCGTCTTCAAATACGACGTTTGTGACCTCTGTGTCTTCAGATAGTGTCCAGGATCTTTCAAAGTTTCTTTGAGCCAATCCCTTGTGGACAAATGTTCCCTCTTCATCAGATACTTCCTTTTGCCCCCTGACAAAAAGTTTTCCATACTCGGTGTAAGCATTTACTTGTTCCTTTTTAAATCCTGCTAATGCAATTTCTAATTTTGTTTCATTACTATTTACTTGAATTACATTATAGGGAGGATAATTATTGACTGATGTACAAGAAATTCTATCAAAATATTGATCCATTCCGATTGAATTTTTTGCAATACGATCCATCAACTGATCTAAATTGGCAACATTATACTTTGCAAGTGACATGTGACTTCTCCTTAATAAGCGAGATTGTGTTGTGTGGACCCTTACGGCGTCCAATATTATTTAACCATAAAACGAAAAAAAGAGATATGGTGAAAACCGTATCTCTTTATAGGGTGTTCCGATTGTAGAGTGTGCCGCACGAAAAGCACGAAAATATTTATCAACCTTCTTCAGTCTTTCCTCTCTTACCGATATTATACTTCTGTTCCAGTGTCCAATCACTCTTATCCCTATAAGAGAGAACTTTTATTTGATTCAATGGTGAAATGTCAAGAACAGAATCTTCTTTGACAATAGTAATAAGTCCCCAATCTGAAAGAAGTTTAGTAATACGATTCCTTCGCTGAACATCATTTACAGTAAGGTTGGCATATTTACCATCAAGAGCAAACAGTTCTTTGAAATGTACAATGAAGTACTTTCCTTGTTTATGAAGAATATGACATGATTGATACAGTTTCTTCTCTTTCCTAGAAGCTACTCCAATACGTGTCAGAGTTTCTCTTACCTTAAGAAAATCATCAGGTTCATTAAGTCTGATCTCGACCATTTGATCTTGAGACCAATTTACCTGAGGTTCAGCAGTTTGGTTCATTTTTTTCCACCAGTTTCAAGTCGTTGTTTGATAAATTCAATTTGTTCATTAGACAGTATTTTCAGAACTTGAGATGCCTTCTCAGTACTATATCCATAGTATTGTTTAACAAACTCTAAATCTGATACCTTTTCTTTTTTTATCCAAGGAGAGAATCTCTTCCTCTTTCTCAATATATTTAGATAAAAATTATATTGCATGTCCTTATCCAAGAAATGATATTTGTTCATTTCATTGGCGATCAGGACGCAATCAAGGTGTCCAGAGAAACAACGATTTATAATATAGGGAGGATACTCTTTGATAAGAGTGGAGTCTTCTTCAAGAAGATTCTCTTTCGTAAAATTAAGAGAGTTCAACCAATCCTTCAATTCAATTGACATAAATCACAAAATAAGTTTACTACTAGGAGTTTTAATTGTAGAGAACATTTCTTCGTATTGTTCTACAAGTTCATCATTCACATTAGCCAGATATACAATCCAACGTCTATTGATTTCAAGTTCCTTCTCATCACGATTTAAAAGTGGTGAGTAAGGAGCAAAACCAAGTCTACCATCACCCTGATTAAATGCAACGATAGGATTCGAAACTACAATACTATCTTCTTTGGTTTCAATAACATCTGCAACCACATCCTCACCAGAGGACATACGAAATACTTTTACATTCATTTAAAATTACACTCCATCATCAAAAAAATTATCTAAAGTTGTTTGTTCTGGTTTCAAAAAGAAATCAGGATAGGTTTTAAAAATAATTGGATCATATTTACTATACACTAATAGTTTGCTAAAATCAATGTCTGCTGGTTTTCTTTTCCAATTATCTCTATCTAAGCAAGGATTTTTACCAAAAATAAAATTTCCATCTTCACGAAGAGGAATCAAATTTACAGGAGTTTCCCAAATTAATTGTCGATATGGTGTAAGAAGAACATGATAAAAATAATCATAATCTTTTGGGCATTTTTGAGATCTACCATTTTTTAAGTGGGGAGCAGTTTTTCCACCACTTTGAAAGTTAAAGTTAAAACGAGAACGATAAACTTTTTTTCCAGTTCTTTTGAAAATACCATGATCCATATCAAGTTGATAAACAACTTTTTTTACCTGACCTCGGATCCAACCTTCTGGTTTTTCAATAAGCAAATCAACACCCTCATCAACATGAGGTTCTGCAATATTGATACCTTGCAAAAGAAAATATGCCTTAACAAGATTCTCACATGCAGTTCCACCAAACTTCGTGAGACCATCTTCTCTACTAAGAGGTTTGGTTTCCTCCTCCATCAAAAGTGGCATACATCGAACTAATCTTTGTGCATTTGGAGATCTATTACCCATTACTTAAATTCACACTCCACCATAATTTCAGTTAGACATGCAAGCATATTTATCTCTTGATCTGCTACAAATGCCGCCTGATACTGATACTTAGCAATAATGAGAACAGCAGCAGCGATACCACTACCATCCAAGTGTGAATATACTGCGTCGTAAACACTACGAAGAAGAACGTGAGGGTCATTATCAAGATTATCCACGACCCACTTCCTGACCTTAGCAAATTCTTTATCCTTGAGATTTTTAAAAAGTTCATCGGTTTTTACATTACTAAATGCAGCTAAAATGCCAGTATCAATTTTACCACTTACAGAATATCTCTGTAGTTCATTCAGAACACGTCTCCAGTCAGGAAAGTGTTTCTGAATAAGTTCTACCAAGACCTTGTTATCATATTCAATACCCTCTGTAGAGAGGATTTGTTGGAGGCGAAGGTAGAACTTTCCTGCAAGTTCCTGACGTTCTTTTCCTTTAATTGAGAAGTCAATGACTGCACATCTGGAGTGCAGTGGTGAGATGATTTTGTTTTTGTAGTTACATGTAAAGATGAATCTACAGTTACCAATAAACTCCTCAGTAAACGCCCGTAGGCAGAGTTGAACATCCGGGGTTGTGTTATCTGCCTCATCAATGATGATGACTTTGTGTTTTGCAGTTGACGAAAGTGATACGGTCGAAGCGAAATTCTTCGCATTGTTTCTGACAGTGTCGAGGAATCTTCCTTCATCGGATCCATTGATGACATAATAGTCTACTCCAAGTTCATGACACAGTGCCTTAGCGACTGTGGTCTTCCCACAACCAGGAGGACCAGATAAAAGAAGGTTGGGCACTTCACCCTTCTCTACAAATTTTTTGAATGTAGTCTTAATCCCGTCAGGGAGAATACAATCCTCAATAGTCTGTGGTCGGTAAGATTCAACCCAGACAAATTCATTACGATTCATTATCAAATCCAATCAGGTTTGCGATGGGGAAGTCTAACATAATTATCCTTCACCCATGATTTAGATGCAATGTACATTTTGTATTTGTCGTAAATATCAATACTCGTATCATACTTGAACTCATCAGGTCCAGCAAAGACAAACGGTTTAGGACCCTTCCCAGAGCGTCCT